CCTTCTTCAACTATTGAACAAGGAACTCCTGATAGTTTGAAACCTAAAGGAAGAGCAAAATTAGGTCAAATTATTTTAAATGCAGTTAAACCCGCTGTACAATTAATCATACCTAAAATTGAAGAATTGGCTATTGAATATGGTCTTGAACAATTTGAACAATTAAAAGATCAAGCAACTAGTCCTGAACAAATTGAAGCTTTAAAACAAAGATTTTGCCCACTCCCTGAACGATTAGATAGGTTAATTGAACTTAGAAATAATATTGTAACCCAACTAAACTCAATAGGAGATAGACTCTCCTCAATTCAGGTAAGTATTGAAGTGGGCACAGGTGTAAAAGATGCCTTTCAACAAATTGTAAATTCTATAAATATTGTTAGACCTACAATCCAAAGTGCAGCGGCTGTTGCTCCTTTAGCGAATATTTTAGGACCCTTAACAGTATCTTTAGACAGGTTGCAAGGTATTGTAGATAAGATTGAACCAAAATTACAAAATACAACTTTTAGTTTAGATGCTGTATTTCCCCCAATAGCAGTTGTAGTAGAAATTATAGACAAAATTGTTGTTTTATTAGGAAAATTTGATATTCTAATTAAACTTTGTCGACCTAGTGCTAGTCTTACAGCTATTAATGATAATGTAAACATCTTTAAAAGTAGCGGAGTAGTAAATTCTGCAGGTAGTTATAAAGGATTTACATTTGAAATTGTTACTGAAGCTTTTAGTCCTACTGTCAATAGAATCAAAGCAATCGCCGTAAACCAATCAGGCGTGCCTCTTTTAGAAACCGGTTTATCTTTTACAACGGATTCTCAAACTTTAATTGATGAATTAAAATTAATTATTGACAGAGATAACTTAAAAGCTTATTAACCTGATATTTATAACATATGAAAACGCAAGACTTCAAAAAAATCATTAAAGAAGCAGTTAAAGAAGCCATCCAAGAGGAACTAAAAGACATCCTTTTGGAGGCAGTTCGTTCACCCAAAGCACCAATCCAGGAAGCTTACAAAATGCATCCTGTAACTATTGATACTCCTACAACTCAACCTGCAATGTCAGCTGAGCAAAAAAGAGCAATGTACGACAATGTTCTCAATGGTATGAGATCAAATGGTGGTAACATTAATATGACAACTGCTGATTTAAATACTTTCCAGGTTCAACCAGGTATTAGCACTGTGGGTGAAGGAAGTGCTCTTCCAGGCGGTAATGTTGGTTTAGACCAAATAATGAGTTTAATGAAAGGTAAATAATGGCTTTTGGTGCTCAAAAAATATACCCCATTGATACTAAACCGTCTGTAGCGGTTGGTATTGCTTTTCCTTTTGATGTACCGGGTGTATTTAGACAAACTTATTACACCAAAGACGCTGTAAGATATAATTTGTTAAATTATTTTTTAACAGATCCCCCTGAAAGATACTTAAACCCAAATTTCGGAGCAGGTTTACGTTCTTTTATCTTTGAACAGATATCTAATCAGAATTTAGATGGTTTAAAAGAAACTATTGGAACTCAGTTAAGAGAATTCTTTCCTAATGTTATAGTGAAAGAACTTAATATATTCTCTATACCAGATCAAAACCAAATCACAGTAACATTAAAATATTCAGTACTTGATACTAATATTTCAGATCAAATTGAATTAGTATTCGCATAATGGCAGTAAGACGTAACATACAATATATTAATAGGGATTTTACCGAATTAAGAGCGAGTTTAATTAACTACGCTCGCACTTATTTCCCTACTACTTACAATGATTTTACTCCAACATCACCAGGTATGATGTTTATGGAGATGGCTGCCTATGTAGGAGACATTTTATCATTTTATCTTGATAATCAAATTCAAGAAACATATTTACAATATGCTCGCCAAACAAATAATTTGTTTGACTTAGCTTATATGTTTGGTTACAAACCTAATGTTACTTCTGCAGCTAGTGTAGATTTAAGTTTTTATCAACAGGTTCCTGCCGTCTCTGGTAGTGATGGTTATCAACCTGATTTTAATTACTCCCTCTACATACCAGCCAATTCAACATTCTTATCATCAGCTTCAGGAAGTGTAAGCTTCTTAATTGAAGATCCTGTTGATTTTAGTGTTTCTTCCTCAGGTGACCCTACAGAGGTTACTGTTTTTGCACAATCTGGAAATGCAATTCAATATTTCCTTCTTAAAAAGGTTAGAAAAGCTATTTCAGCTACAATAAACACAACAACATTTTCGTTTGGAAATCCCGAACAATTTTCTACAGTTCAAATTAGTGCAAATAATATTATTGGAATTTTAGATGCTTTTGATACTGATGGAAATCAATGGTATGAAGTAGATTATTTGGCTCAAGACGCAATATTTGATTCCATAAAGAATACAAATACAAACGACCCAAACCTATCTCAGTATTCAGGAGATACTCCTTTCCTACTTCAATTAAAACAAGTTCAGCGTAGATTCGCCACTCGTTTTTTAAATGATACAACTCTTCAGATCCAGTTCGGCTCTGGTACAAATTCTGATACAGATGAAGAAATTTTACCTAACCCTGATAACGTAGGTTTAGGTTTACCTTTTGAAGTTGATAAGCTTACAACAGCATTTTCTCCTTCAAACTTTATCTTTACTAAAAATTACGGCATCGCACCTAATAATACTACAATCACAATGAGGTATTTAACTGGAGGTGGTGTTTCTGCTAATGTTCCTCAAAATACGATCAATACGCTTACTACAGGAAACGTACAATTTTTGAATTCAAATCTTGATCCTGTTACAGCACAATCTATTTTTACTTCATTAGCTATCAACAACCAAGTAGCAGCAGATGGTGGTGGAGACGGAGATTCAGATGAAGAAATTCGCCAAAATGCTTCGGCAAACTACGCAACACAATTGCGAAATGTAACCCAAAATGACTATTTAGTTAGAGCTTTATCTCTACCAGCAAGGTATGGTGTTATTTCTAAAGCTTATATAGAACCGACAAAAGCTCAAAGCGCGCAGTCCGGTGCAGCTGCATCGATCCTTGATTTATACGTTTTATCTTTTGATGAAAACAGCAAATTAAGAAAGGCCTCACCCGCTTTAAAACAAAATCTGTCTACTTACCTATCTCAATATAGAATGGTAAACGATAGTTTAAATATCAAAGATGCTTTTATTATAAACATTGGTGTCAATTTTGATATCATTGTTTTACCTAACTACAATAGTAATGAAGTTCTTACTAAGTGTATTTTAGCTTTAAGAGAATTTTTTGCTATTAAGAATTGGCAAATCAACGAACCTATTGTTTTAAGAGATTTATATATTCTCTTGGATCTTGTAGAGGGAGTACAAACTGTAAAAAATATCACTATAAGCAATAAGGTAGGTACAAATTTAGGATATTCTGAATATGCTTATGATGTAACAGGTGCTACTTTATCTAATGTTGTATATCCCTCTTTAGACCCAATGATTTTTGAAGTAAAATATCCAGATACCGATATTCAAGGTAGAGTAGTATCATTATAAAATGGCAGTATATAAAATTTTCCCCGAAAAAGACGCTTCGATCTATTCCCTATTCCCCACAATGAATACGGGATTAGATGAAATTCTTGACATTACAAATTTAAACTTTGCTATCAGTAGTAGTGCTCAAGTAGCAAGATTTTTAATCAAATTTGAGGAAAGTCAAATTAATAGCACTTTAAGCAATCTTGTTGGGAATAGCGAATGGACTGCCGCCTTAAAATTATATATTGCAACAGCTCAAAGTATAAACTTAGATTACTATCTTGAAGTATTCCCAGTTTACGGATCTTGGGGAATGGGTACTGGAAAATATTTAGATAGCCCTATTTCTACTAATGGTGTAAGTTGGAAATACCAAAATTATGCTAATGGAAATAGCTGGCCTACTGCAAGCTGGATTACAATTCCTTATGTTTCAATGTCCTACCAAAACAACAACAAAGGTGGTGGGGCTTGGTATACTGGATCTTCTACAGGACTTTCATTCCCTATTACACAAAGTTTTAATTACAGAAGTGATAAAGACTTAAATGTAGATGTAAAAGATATTGTCACTGCTTGGAGCTCTTCTGAAATTGCTAACGAGGGATTCCTTATAAAATGGGAAGATAGTATTGAATGGAATTCTGCTAAAGCGGTACAACCTGTTTTACAATATTATAGTGTTGATACAAACACAATTTATCCTCCTGTTTTAGAATTTAAATGGGATGATAGCATTTGGAATACAGGATCAACAACTACTACAGTTGTCACAACTGACAATCTTTATGTTTCTATTCCTGAAAACCAAGGATTCTTCTATAGTGAAAGTGTTCAACGCTTTAGAGTAAACTGCAGACCAAAATACCCAGAAATTGTATTCCAAACTGCATCACTCTACACAACAAACTACTACTTACCTTCTGGTTCAGCTTGGTATGCTGTTAAAGATTTAGACACAAATGAATACGTAATTGAATTTGACGAAAAATACACTCAAATGAGTGCTGACGACATTTCAAATTACTTCTTCTTATATATGAATGGTCTTCAACCTGAAAGATATTACACAATCCTTATCAAATATGCGATTAGTGGTTCAGTTTTTGTTCAAGATAGCAATTACAACTTTAAAGTTATTAACGGATAATGGCTCAAGAGGTAAATTTACAAAAACAAGTATATGATAAAAATCAATACCAAAAGGTTATTGATAACTCATTTACCCAGTTAGGTGTAACTAACCCTACATCTACTACAGTTGCTCCCTTACCATCTGTTGATCAATTTTTTCAGTATTATTCCCAATTGTTCTTTGATATTCCTAAATTCGGTGCAACCAATTCTCACGAATATTTAATTAAAACAAGTCAAGACTATATAGGAACTACTAATGTAGTAAATGAAGAAATTCAAGCATTAATTGCAGAGTTAACAGCTCTTAGACAAGATAACTTGGATTTACAACAAAGTTTATTAGATTTGGTAAGCGCGAATCAGAACAATGGCTAATAGTATTACATTAACTTCAATTGACCCTCAAACATTTGAGCTTCAGAACTATTCTCCTTCGGATAATAATCTGATTACCAATTTTACTATTGATTCCTCATTTAATCCTGAAACAGATTATATTTCATATTTTATCTATAATTTAAATGGATTTATAGAAGGATTTAGAGAAAATTATCGAGGGTATACAATACAAAATCAGGCCCTATTTGTTTATCCTGAAAAGGATGTAGTTGCATCATCTCTTCAAATAGGAGAATACAATATTGTCTATTATTTCCTCCAAAATCAGGCAAATAGTAGCCCAGATGCTCAATATTTCATCAGTGAAATTTCTTCTGATAGAACTGAACTTAGATTAAGTTCAACTGAAATCTCAGATGCTTTACTTTTACAAGGGGGTGCTGATCTAATCTTAAAACAAACCAATTCACAAGGAGTATTTTTAGATTTTTATCTAAATTTTGGTTTAGACAGCTTCATTATTGCCAATAATCTTTTAATTGACAATACAGATCCTACTAACCCAACACTTTTAGTTAAATTATACGAGGCACTTCCTGAGGAGTTTGGAATTAATAATACTTGTTACTTTGTTACAGAAGTTGCTGATCCTATTGGTTACAACGTAGATATTCAAGATGATTTTTCTGATCTATTTGTAAATCCTCAACTTTCCGGTCCTAATTTCAATTTGAATATTAAGGATCAAATTAACAATAGTACTCCTTACACAAATTATCAAACCTTAACCTCACAATCTTATGCTGTAGGTTCTGGAAGTTTGCAGTACCAAGTTAATAGTATTTTAGCTGAAAGAGGTATTGAAATCAACGTAGATTATTCTAACTACTCTAATTTCATTTATTTCTCTTCAGCTCAAACCCGATTAGAAAACTTTTATTATAAGTTAAGCTTAATTGAAGAATATCAATACAGCGCTTCTCTAACAGATAATACGGGTTCTGGATTTGTCTCTAGCTCACAAAACCTTTGGAATTCTAAGATAGATGAAATCATAACCACATTCGATGGTTACGATTACTATCTTTACTACAATTCAGGATCCACAGCTTGGCCTAAAGTTAACTCTCAATATCCCTACATCAATGCCTCAACAGCAAATCCTGGTGCAGGATATACTTGGTTCTTAAGCCAATCAGCAGTTGCTACTACATTTGATGAAGCTAACAATAATGCTTTAATCAATGCTATTCCGGGCTACTTAAGAGAAGATACTGACAATGCTGATTTTGAGCTATTTGTAGAGATGTTAGGCGAAATGTTTGATAACATTTGGCTTTACTATCAAGATGTAACAGAAAAATGGAATGCAGATAACCGCTTACAATATGGTGTTTCTAAAGAAATTGTTGCTGATATTTTAAGAGACCTTGGTCTAAAAATTTACCAAAGCAATTTCTCATCAACAGATCTTTACCTAGCATTTTTAGGTGTCACTCCAGAAGGCAATCAATTCCCCTTCCCTTATATTACAGGTTCATACCCCGTACCTACAGGCTACGAATATATTGATACTAAAATCTCAGCATCAAATGAGGTTGTTCCTTTAGAAGATGTTCAAAAATCCTTCTATAAGAGATTATTCCACAACTTACCTTTCTTACTTAAGAAAAAAGGTACAACAACTGGATTACAAAGTCTTTTAACAACTTATGGTGTTCCTGATACTATTTTAAGAGTAGCGGAATTCGGAGGTAAAGATAAAATTGAAACTAACGATTGGGATTACTGGCAGCATAAGTACAATTTAGCACATTTAGCTGCAGATGCTAATCACTATATTGCAACAGATTTTGCCCTTAATTCAAGTTGGACAACACAATATACAACAAATCGTCCTGAAACTATATCCTTTAGATTTAAAACTATTGGATTAGATTATGCTTTAGCAAACAACGTACAAAACTTATTTATTGCTACAGATGGTGGAGATTCAAGTTATATTAATCTTGTTTATCCTAGCTCATCCCTAACATCTGGATCATACTCAGGTTCAATTCCAAACCCATACGACCAAAAGTATGCATACCTAAATTTCATCCCAGATGCCGCAAACCCTAGTGTTTCTGCCAGTATTTATTTACCTTTCTTAGATGAAGGTTGGTGGTCGGTTGCTCTTACATATACTGGAAGCGACATATTCACATTATATGCTGCTAACAACATTTACGATGGCGATGATGGTTCAACAATTGGTTTTATTGGATCTGCTTCAGTAGTAGGTGATGAAGCTATTTGGAATGTACTTGACCAAGCTTATTTTATAAGCAATGCTGGTTCAAGTTTCCCAAATGGTGGTACTTTCTTCTCGGGTAGTTTACAAGAAATTAGATACTACTCGAACCCAATAGATGTGCGTAGTTTCAAGGATTTTGTAATGAATCCTGATTCTATTAAAACCGATGGTTTAAATGGTGCTTCAAATTACTTAGCTTTTAGAGCTGCTTTAGGTGGTGAACTTTATACAGGTTCAGTTTCAATCCACCCAAAAGTTACTGGATCTTGGATTACAACCTCTTCATTTAATAGCGATAGTAACTTTACTATTAATACTGAAAATTGGGTTTCTAATTACGAATACCTTTTCTTAAATCAACCTGCGGTTGGTATTAGAAATATTATTTCAAACAAGATTCAAGTAGTTGAACCTAACCTTCCAGCAGGTAATACTTTATCTCAATATATTTCAGTACAACAAAAAAGTACAGGTAGTTTATACACAGAAAACTCAACTTATACTGAGATAGCTTTTTCTCCACAAAACGAAATCAATGACGACATTATGGGTCAACTTGGTTTCTTTAATATGGGAGACTACATAGGTGATCCAAGACAAAGATTCGATCGCTTAGACTACTACCCTGATCTTGATAGAATTAGAAACAACTATTTCGAAAAATATCAGTCAAACTATAATATTTTTGAGTACATCAACTTGATCAAATATTTTGACAATTCATTGTTCAAAATGATCAAAGATTTTACTCCTGCTCGCAGTAGTCTTGCTTCAGGTGTTGTTGTTAAACAAACAATTTTAGAAAGAAGCAAATACCCAGAACCTTTAGTTGCAGTTTCTCAATCAGAATTTACAGGTTCTATTGATACTGCCTTTATTGAAGGTGGCCCTGGAGGTTCAACCCCTATTTTAGCAAATGGAGGTATTACCAAAGTAGAAGTACTTGATGGTGGTTTTGGTTACACAGGTAGTGCAAGTACCTATCCTATTTCAATTATTGGAGGTGGAGGTCAAGGTGCTGTTTTAACACCTAATATCACTTTAGGAGGTGTACTATCAGTTGGTACTATTCTGACACCCTATATTATACAAAATTCGTACGATGTTCCAAATGGAAATAATACAATATTAGGATATTTAGAAGATGGTGTCTCTTACTCATTTAACTACTCTGCTTCAAGTAATACAATTACTTTTATTGAAGCTCGGCAAACATTTTCACCCTATTACGATTTAGAAAAAATAACATTTAAAGCAGGTGATCTTGGTAGTACTACTGATGTTATAGTACAAGCACCTTATACAATACTAAGTTCAATTAGTGACGGGTATATCTCTTCAGTCCAAATCAACAACCCAGGTAAAGATTTCACATCATTCCCAACTCTTTCAATTACAGGGACAACGGGTTCAGATGCAATTTTAGAAGTTACAGAGTTAGATAATTCTATTGTAACTCAAACTTGGTATGGTAATAATGTTACTCCTTATGGTTTAGTACCATTTACACAATCTACAGCTGTTGAATTTTATAATGGAGAATATAGTGGATCTTTAATCAACGTAGATAATGGAGGTGAGCTAAACTTAGCAAACCCCGTTAAACAAGTTAGTACTATTCCTCTCTCTTATTATTCTACAGGATCTGCTACAGCTATAAACCCCTCTCCTGGTCAATTCTTTTGGAGAGCTGAACAATATGCTGTTGGAGGAGGAATATCACCAGATGGTCCAGCTGGTTTAAAATATATGTATATTAACGAAACCGATGCTAATGGGGTTAATATTCTTCAAGCTTTGCAAAATTTAAATCCTGGAGATACAATGACATTTACAATAGTATACGATCAAACTGTTTCTTAAAAAATGGCTACAGTAACTCAAACCATATCAAGAACTATAGTTGGGATTAATCCAATAGGAAATAATATTTGGCAGGTTGAATTTAACCCTGCTCAAACTCAAATATCATCGAATGTTTTAACTAATCCTGTAGTATATCTTTCAAGCTCAGCCCAACCTGTTATCTTAAATCCATATCTTAACAATTTAGGAAACTGGAACTCTAACGATTATAACGCTATCATTAATAACGCTGATGTTTATAGAGAAAATAAATTTTTGTTTGATGTAGACTATAGTACAAACCAACAAGTCCCCGTCAACTACGAAGGAATTATCTCAGGATCTGCAACACGAGCCACAATCCCAGAATCAAATTATACTTCAATATTCTGGAATCGAATTCGTTATGATGGATCTAGAAATACAACAGATGGGTTTAATAACGCTAATGTTGGTAGCTCAAATACTATCCAAACTGAGCAAAATATGGATTTACAACCCTCTACTTTAGGTTTAGCAGCCACTAGTAGAGGCACATCAGTTGGTTTATATTACTATTGGGCCGGTGGTACTGACCCAGAAGTACCGGGTGCAACAAATTTCCAAATTAAATTTATGTTTGATGAAAATGGAAACGTGTTTACCCCTGATATCTCTAGTTCATACTACTACGATTTACTTTATAGTTTCCCTGCTAATTCATACGCTAACGTAATTCCATATAACAAAGATGGTTCTACTACAGCACAAAATAGTGTTCAAGCTAGTATCCAAGGTATTAGACAAGTATTTTGGCCAGGTGTATACTTTAACGCTTATTTAACAAGTCAATCGGGATCAACAGTAAATAACGATTTCTACTATGAAATCTTGAATACTAAAAATCAATTAGGCACTTTAACAAACTCATATTCACCTACATACTGGTTTACCACAGCTTCAGGTGACACAAGTACTTTACTTCTTAGCAATACTATAAGAGGTGTAATGTATAATAACGCAGGTGCTTTAACAGATCCCAATCTAGGTCTTTGGGGAGAATATGGTAAAGAAGGGCTTTTTTACCAAATAACGGGTAGTGATACTTATCCCAATAGAAGAGGATTTGATGAAACTACCTTACCTATTTTACCTTCTCCATATGAGTTAATCTATGATTTAAGCCCACCTAACCTATACTTCTCAGGTTCTTTTAGTCCATTCCCAGATATAGTAAGAATATCAGATGAAAATGATGCTAACTACACATACAGAACTATTGAAAAAGTGGTTTTACAAGCATCTACTACTGCCTATCTTACTCTTAGAGGAGCTTTAAGTGGTGATTTTATTGAAGCTAATGGACGAGTTAATAAAGTTACTTTACTTAGACTTGTCCCTGCTCCTGAAAAGTTATACCTTAACGTAACAAAGATAGGAGGCGATTCAGGTCCCGGCTTTATCCTACCAGCTAACCCAAGTCAAAAGTTAATAGATAATTTTCCAAACATAATTGATAACTTATCATCGAAAAATTTAATATAATATATTTATAACAAAATACGTATTTAAAAAATGGGATATTTAAATAATTCAGTAGTAACAGTTGATGCTATCTTAACCGATAAAGGTAGAGAGTTACTCGCTAAAAACGACGGAACATTCCGCATCACTCAATTTGCTTTGTCTGATGACGAGATAGATTATACTCTTTATAATCCTAACAACCCTTCAGGTTCAGCTTACTACGGCCAAGCAATTGACAATATGCCTTTGTTAGAGGCATTTCCTCTTGTAACTCAAGAAATGAAGTATGTGTTAACTACACTACCTCGTGGAACCTCTAAGATGCCTGTTCTTGATTTAGGATATTCAAATATCACATTAAAACAAGGTGCTTCACTTGCTGTCACTCCTCAAACATTAAACTATATTGGTGGTACAACTACATACGAAACCAATGGTTATACTGCTACTATAAGTGATGTAAGAACATTAAGCACATTTAACGGGGTAGGTATTAATACTCCCGAAGCCGTTGCTCTAAACAGCACTACAACAGTAGGAACTAACGTTTCTAAAACAGTAGTAGGTACTACAATTAACCTAACTGCAACAACAGTTAATACTCTATTTGGTTCAAATACAATCTTACAAGCAACTCTTACAGTAGTAGGTAGAGATTCAGGAGCTAGATTGACTATCCCAGTAACTATTACTAAAACTTCTAATTAATAGATATGTCGTTTAAAAGATTTACCCCTTCAGATTTTTTAGTATCAGCTGATTCTGTTACTTCTCCTTGCTGGGCTAACAATGTTAATACTTTAACATCATTTCCTACTTCTTCTACTCAAGAGGCAAGTTCACAAGGTGACTATGTTTTAGCAGTTTACAATACTGTAGCAACCTATGATTCTGCTTCAATTCAATTCTACATTGGATATTGTGATGCAAATGGTTCAGGTTCAACTGCCTATAATACTGCAATCCCTAGTTTAAGTCCTTCAAGAACACTTTACGGTCAATATAGAAACCTTATTCTTGAAGATGAGAATTCAGGATTTATTTTTGGTGATGTAACTAGTTCTCAATTCTTTGCTATCTCAGTTGAAAGATCAAGTTACAAGCAATCTTTGATGCCTGGTACTTTGAATCTTAAACTAACTAATGGCGCGGCAAATGTATACCTTACTGATAATAGTAATGATGTTTCAGTTGTTCCTTACATTAATGGTACAAGAGTTTACCAGTTAATCTCGGGTTCAAATGGAACCAATAGTGGTACTACACCAACAGGAGCTTCTGCAGCCGGTTATACAGCTTCAGGTTCTTATGGTTGGTTTGTGCCTGATATGGGAACTATTCTTTTAAATGCCAAAGCATTACAACTCCCAGCAACTGCAGGTGGTATTGCCTTAGCTCCTTCAACAGGTAGCTCAAACGTAGCTAATGGTTTAAACAATACAATTATGTATAGAACCATTAATTCTGGAGCAAGCTTCCAATTACTTTCTCAGGAAAATGTTACTTCAGATTATGTGTTTGTAAGACCACAAAACGCTGAATTCAATTATACAACTAACCCATCATTTATCTCGGGTTCAACCGGTGAAGTTATTTATCCAACTTTCATCAACAATCCTCAAACCTATATTACAACAGTAGGTTTATACAATGATGCAAACGAATTGTTAGCTGTAGCTAAACTTTCTAGACCACTTGTTAAAGACTTCACTAAAGAAGCTTTAATTCGCGTTAAGCTAGACTTCTAATGAATGAGTGCTTGGAAACAATTTTTATCAAGTGATATAATTGTTAACCCGTTTGTGGTTAACAAAGGTTTTACTTTTCCTTATACAAGCTTTTACACTGAATCTAGTGGGCAATATGTTGGAATAGATCGATTCCTTGGAAAAAATACTCCTTGGGATGTGGCTATAGGTCAAAATGCTACAACAGGTGAAAATCAAGTTGAATACGAAGCTCTTGTTTACAGAAATGTAAAGCAACTTTACTACTCAAACTTTATATCCTCAAGCACTGGTGATAACGTTAACCAAAGAATCTTAATCCCTGGATTTAACACTTCAGGTAATGCTTTTATAGGATCCAAAACGAACCCAGCATTTGATAATTTTCTCCAAAGCACTTTAACACCTAATAGATATTTTCCTACTGCCTCTAACGCTGAAGTAGCAGTTATATCAATTCCTTCTAAAATTTATGGAGAATATATAGCTCCTAATAGTTTTATTTTATCTTACCCAAGTCTAAATTCAACCATTACAGACGATGGTGAAGGTAATCTAAACATCTCAGGTAGTGCTGTGGGTGAAGGGTATATAGGTAATATAATTTACACACAGGGTATTGCAATTTTAACATCTAATACTCAACCCGATATTGCAGGTTATAATTTAAATGACTATGTAACTGATACAGATGTTACTTGTTCATTTACATCTGCAATGACTATTTGGGAAACCCAATACAAATGTACTCTTAGAGAAAGCGAATTTAATTGTACTTTAAATCCTTCTGCTCAAACAAGCGGATCTTTTTATAGTTTTAGTGGTAGTCAATTCTACCAGCCATTTGATGGCACTTTAGCAGATAATGTGACAGGTTCATATTTTGCTCCTTACGTAACAACAGTTGGTCTATATGATGAGATGCAAAATCTCTTAGCAGTAGGTAAACTATCTCAACCTTTACCCACATCAGCTACAACCGACACAACTATTTTAGTTAACTTAGACTTCTAAAAAATGTGGAAATTTAATGGTGAAGAAATCACTGACATCGATCAGTTCCCATCTGGTACCTTTGGTTTTGTATATAGGGTACTTAACAAAGAAACTGGCAAGGCGTATATTGGTAAAAAAGTGTTGTACCACAGCACAAAAAAGAAATTAACCAAAAAAGAACTTACAGAGATAGAAGGACAAGGTCGTAGACCATCTTTCCGTCTTGTTGTAAAAGAATCAGATTGGAAATCTTATTGGGGTTCTAACAAACTTCTTAAAGAAGAATTACAAGCTAACAAAGACAATTTTGAACGCTCAATTATATGTTTAGCTAAAGATAAAAAACAGCTAACATACTTTGAAACCAAATATCTATTTATCTATTCAGTACTTGAAAAACCAGAGGAGTTCTATAACGATAATATTTTAGGAAAATTCTTTACAAAAGATTTGGCTTCTTAAAAGATTTTTCGTATATTCTATAAGTGGTTAATCAACTCCTTGTAGCACTTGTCAATTCTGTCTTAGGATCAGGAAAACCGACTGCAAGAGGTAACCAAGCCCACACCTGTCCATTCTGCCACCATCACAAACCTAAACTAGAGATAAATTTTAGTGAAGGGAATGGAGATAAAAACCCGTGGCATTGTTGGGTGTGTGGGAAAAAAGGAGTAAAGCTTATCACCCTATTTAAACAAATTGGGGCTTCTGAAGATAAACTAAACGAACTACGCAGTTTAGTAAAATCTTCTTATAAAGATGAGCAAATCCAAACCCAAGAAGCAATTAAACTCCCAGACGAGTTTAAACCTCTATCTGAAATTACCGAAAAAGATATTATAGGAAGACACGCTCTTATATATCTTAAAAAACGCGGTATTGCCAAAGCAGATATTCTTAGGTACAACATAGGGTATTGTGAAGGAGGAAAATACGATAAAATGATAATTGTTCCTTCATACGATGAGTTTGGGAAACTTAACTACTTTGTAGCTAGAAACTTTAACCCAAACTCTCCAGTAAAATACAAAAACCCGCCTATTGGCAAGAACATTATACCATTTGAGCTGTTTATAAATTGGTCTTCACCGCTTATATTATGCGAAGGACCATTTGACGCAATCTCTATCAAACGTAATGCAATCCCGCTTTTAGGAAAACATATACAACCAAACCTGATGAAGCGCATTGTAACTTCTCAAGTTGAAAAAGTATATATTGCGTTAGATAAAGACGCTCAAAAAGATGCTTTAAAATTTGCTGAACTACTCTTGGCGGAGGGAAAAGAAGTTTATATCGTTGATATGGACGAGAAAGATCCAAATGAAATGGGTTTTGGACATTTTACAAAACTTATTCAAGAAACATACCCAATTAATATCTTTGACCTGATGTCAAGGAAGATTTCACTAATATGATAGATAAAGGAACTAAAATTTATAAAAAAAGCGTTACAAGAATTCTTGAAGTAGACCAAGATGCAAAGCAGGTAAATTTTTTAGATACACGTTTTTACAGAAAAGGAGAAGAATACTATCCTTCAATCACCTCAGTTTTACAATACTTCCCTAAAAACAAATTCTTTGAGAACTGGCTTAAAGATGTTGGTCATAATTCGGAAGTTATAGTTCGCAAAGCAGCAGATGAGGGAACACAAGTCCACGAAGCTATTGAAGCTTATTTAGAGGGAAAACAAATTTCGTGGTTAAACGAATTCGGTCAAGCCAACTATTCTTTAGATGTTTGGAAAAATATCTTGAAATTTGATGAGTTTTGGAAGCAAGTTAAACCAACCCTCATCGAAAGTGAAATCCACCTATTCTCAGATGAAGCTAAAATTGCAGGAACTTGTGACCTGGTTTTAGAGATTAATGGTGAAATGTGGATTTTGGATATCAAAACCTCAAATAGTCTTCATACAAGCCAAGATCTTCAAATTGCCGCTTACGCTAAAATGTGGAATGAAAGCTTTGAAGAGAAAGTTAAGCGCACAGGTATCCTTTGGCTTAAATCATCTAAAAGAGGACCAGACAAATCAGGGAAGAAAATTCAAGGCAAAGGTTGGGAAATTTACGAATCAGATCGCTCAATAGAGGAAAACTGGAAGTACTTCGAAAACATTCTTGAACTATATCACCTTGAAAATCCAAATGCTAAACCCGCATTTGAAAGTTTCCCCTTAACAATTCAATTAGAGGGTTGATATTTATACGCAAACGCGTTTAAATGATCAGTCTTGTTCAATTACTGGAAGAACTCTCCTCTAGACCCAAAGCCATAATTTTTGCTGGCTCACCGGGTGCTGGAAAGAGTTCTTTTGTAAAAGATGCTATCGAAGAATTTAATATGAAAGTATTAAATGTTGACGATTACTATAAAGAAAATATGAGACAAGCTGGTCAATCTCTTGATGTTAAAAATGCTAGTAGAGAAGGTAGAAGTAAATCATCTTCAGCTATGCAGAAAGCTATTAAGAGCTACCAAAGTGCATTGACTCAAGCTATGAACAACGATGAAAACATAGTTTTAGATGCCACTTCAGGATCCTTAAAAAAGACTGCTGAATTAAGAAATGAACTTAATATGGCAGGTTATGATGTAATGATGATTTATGTGCATTCTTCACTTAAAAAAGCTCTCAAAAGAAATGATAGACGTTTTGAAAAAACTCAAGGACAGGAGCGTAGCTTACCTCCAGATGTGGTTGTTAAGACTTGGGCAAATGTCACAAGAAATTACAACCAATATAGAAACATATTTGGTGACGATTTTGTGTCTGTTGTAAATGACGAAAAACCATTTACACTTTCATCTTACGATGATATAAAAAAGATATATTTGGATCCTTACCAACCCAAAGATTCTCTACCAACATCACCACAAGATCAAGCATATCAAGATAAAATTGAAGCTGAAAATAGAGCTTATGTAGATGACTTTATTTCAAAAAGAAAAGCCCAAGATATCATAGACAACTCTGTATCTAAAGAGGATGTTAAAGTTAAAGTAAAACAATTCCTATCCAAATGAGCGATAAAATCCCAGGTGGTTTAGCAAAAGGTATGAGTTTAGCAGATATTGCTAAACATCATAAAGTTCCTCTCAAATCGTTAAAAGCAAAACTTGAGCAGGGTATTAAAGTTGAAATGGAGCACACTACAGATAAAGCTGTTGCTCGCGAAATTGCTATGGATCACATTTTTGAAGATCCAAACTACTACACTAAGCTAAAAACAATTGAAAAGGAAGCAGTAGAAGAGCAACCTGTTGAAGAGAAAAAAGATCCGTACGCAATCTCTGCTTATGCTCTTGAACTTCAAAAAGGATTAGAAGAACATTTACTTGAATCAATGATTAAAGATAATATGTTCCGCTCAGACTATATAGACTTTAATCGTTTAGAAAGAGAATTAGACTTTATCTTTGATGATTTGGGGATAGACATTAACTTAACTCAACATTTCAAGGATAGAGTAATGCAAAGACGAGTGGATAAAAGAGATATTATGGATTTAATGTCTAAAGTTCACGACAAATATTCTCAAGAAGTTCGTTTCTTAAAAAGAGACGACAATAGAGTATTTAGACATTTAACTCGTTTGCTTGATATTGCTTCTGTAGCTGGTGGAATTGATAGCGATGGTTATAAGGATTTATTCCTTAAAACTATCTTAAAAAGAAATGATCCAAGCGAACCACCTCTTCGTACAAATTACACTTCTCCAGTCTTATCAGTAAATGAAGAGAAATCATCTTATAAAAATTTCATTCCTGAAATAAACAAATTTATGGCGGCTAATGGGATGAATGTTGAACCATTCCCTTCAGTAAAATTCATAGAGGATGATGAAGAAAATGCTAATGATCCCTTAGGTACTACAGCATACTATGATCCCGCCAATAAAATGGTTGTTTTATATACTATGAAACGCCATCCAAAAGATATTTTACGTAGCTATGCTCACGAAATGGTCCACCACGAGCAAAATTTAAATAATATTATAGGCAAGGGAGAAATACAAACAACAAACACTCTTGAAGATGATTTTTTAGATAAAATCGAGAGAGATGCTTACGAAAAAGGAAACATTATGTTTCGCAATTGGACAGATAGTTTAAAAAAATAGTTTATGAAAGAAAATGTTCTGAAAAAACAATTCGTTGAAAAAGACGTTCAACGCTTAAGAAATTTAGTACAAGGAAAATATGCAGATAAATCCCAAATATCAGTCGGTTTTACAAAAGAAGCCAATAAAGTATACAACGAAGGTGATGTATGGGAAGCCGATGGGCGTACGTGGACTATTAAGGATGGCATTAAACAAAATGTCACGAAATTGGACAAAGCTAAAGAAGCGATTGTCTTACCTTTATTTTGTCCTAACTGCAAAAAAATGATGAAACCAAGGTTGGATAAAAAATGGTTCCAACTTTATAAACATTGTTTTGATTGCCAAATTGATTTTGAAACCACTCTCAGAACTTCAGGTCAGTGGGAAACCTATCTTAAAGAGATAAATAATCAGGGCATTGATGGTCTTATCAAAGACTTTGAAGTCTGGATGGAAGAAGAAATCAAATATAAAGATAACGAATCTTACATTACAGAAGCCGGTGACGTAGAAAAATGGTCTTCAACAAATGTAAATTTACTTCTTAAACAGAAAGAAGATACTATTAAATTTCTGCAAAGTCTAAAAAAAGACTAATATTTATAAGAAAACTATTCGTGAGAAGAGGACCTGGTGATATCTTTATCAATACAGACCCTAGATTGGGTAAAATTGCTATAAGTAAAGATACAATAATAAACCAAGTTCCTCTTCCCGTTCAAGAAATTAAAAAAGAAGACAATGAGCCAATTCGACGTAGCCAAGTGGAACAAACAGAGATACCTAACGGAAGCGAACCTTCTAGAAAGCAAAGCACAAGAGGCAGCAGACGCAATAGACAAAGCTCTTGATGAAGCTGATCCCTCGGGTATTCTCCCAGAAGATTTAGGAAAGGCTATTGCTATAGTTGTTAAAAAAGGATTTCAGACTGAAAAACAACAAGCATTTATGGATGCCCTCCATACTGGTTTAGGTTATCCTGATAAATTATCAGAAGCTAAAGATGACTTTTATCCAAACTCACCAGAAGCTTTAAGACAAGCTACTCAAACAGCAAAAGATATTTTAGATAAACATAAGTCTAGTATTAAAGATATTGCTGACAAATACGAGGGACAACCAGGTAAATCAAGACAAATGATGGATGAACTCAATGACTTACTTGATGCTGATTTAAAAGGAATCCCATTTGAAGACTATGTTTCAAACAAGGTTAGAGGTGTTTTAGGTAAAGCATTGTTCCGCTATTATGCTTCAAAGAATCCCGAATTAGCTAAAATGATGTAATGATGGAAGATATTAAAAAAATACAAGAATTTTTCTCTAAACCTTTAGAAGAAATGATGTCTATAGATGATCAAGCTAAAGCATATTTCCTTGAAAAATTTAAAAAAGGCGAAATTGATTCTTTACCCGATAATCCTAAAGCAGCATTTTTAGATCAAATGACGAAGGATGAAATGGAAAAAGATGCAGCTCAATTCCGTAGTGAAAGAGGTTTAGAAGAAATCAACCTTTCAGAAGCTTATGTTCCTGAAAATATCAAAGAATTTGCTAAAAGAAAAGGTGTTTCACGTTTAGTAAACACTGTAGCAGGTTGGGCTGAAAAAGTAGGTAAAAGGATTGTTGGTGGAACTGCTATTGGAAAGTATTACAATACTCTTATTTTAGATATGACTTACCAAGGTTCTCAAATCTATATCAATTGTGAAGACGAAACAGTTGAATTATATGGTGAACCAGTTTACAGCTTCCAAGATTTTAAAAGAGTATACGAAGCAGACCAAGAAGAAGAAGAATCAGTAAATGAATTAGACACAGCAACATACCGCTCAGCTCTTCAAAAGGGCAGATCAAGAGGAGATTCTAAAGGTAAAGGTATTGCTACATCTGCTCTTAATTTATTAGCTAAAAAAGCAGCCCAAACTTTAGCAGGTCAATCATTTGAGGTTGCTGGTTCTTTAAATAATGTAACTAAAGGCATTAGCAAAAGTGATGTTTATAGTTACATTAATCAAGCCCTAATGACATTTACAGGCGCAGGTGAATTGTACAATCCCCGAGACATCAATACAGTTGGTTCGGATGAGGTTAATTTTTTAATGGATGTTGAATTCCAACTACCCGATAATATTGGTGGTTGGTCAGAACCTGTAAAATTCAGAGGATACCAAAACTATAAATTCCCAGCCAAAGTTCAATTTTCAATTAAAGATGGTAAGGTTTGGGTTTGGTTTAAGGCAGCTGATACTGATTTAGAATTTACAAGACCAGGTGCAAGAGCAATTGCTAAATTAGCTGATATGGTTGCTCAAGAACTTCAACTAAAAACACCTATTAAACACAATTCTATCAAGCAGTTTGATGCTATGAAGCCAACTGAAAAGTCAGTAAACGAAGCTCAATTCTCAGATTACTCAAACAACGAATTAGCAGCTTATTGTAAAAACAATCCAAACGATAAAGTCGCAGCAGCTGAACTTAAAAAACGTTCTCAAAAACTTAAAGACTTAAGTAGAACAGACGAAGCTAGAGATCTTAATGATCCTGTTATGATGAAGTTTAGGGCTGAAAAAGAAAAAAGGAAATATCTTAACACCCCCACATCTTCATCTCCATCAACATCTCGAGTTTCAGATAAAATCGCTGCTTTAAAAGCTCAAAGAGCTCAAATTATGCGCGATATGGAACAAGAAGCAGAACCAGAAGGTGGCCCAATCGCTGATAGATATGGTGATATGCTTAACAAAATTGATAAAGCAATCGCTAAAATTGTAGCCAGTGGTATAACAGAAGAAGTATCTAACGACTACTCACCTTTATCTTATGCTAAATTAGTAGCTGCAGGTAAAATGGATATTGAGGATGCTATGAAAGAAACAGGCTTCCCTTACGTCACTTTAATATCTTTGGTTAATAAAATCAAAGGTGCTAGTTCGATGAAAGAAGGTACTTGGGCTTTAGGTAATGCTAAAGATATCCAACGTATTTTAGACGTTCTAGTAAAGTTAAAAGATAATGCATACAATGTTATTGGTGATGATATTTTCTTTGATGGTTTAGATAGTGCTATATCTCGTGCTGAAGAG